TAAAACAAAGAAACAATGGCTTGTGATTTAACAAAAGGCAGGGCGGTACCCTGTAAAGACGTAGTAGGTGGCATTTATGCCGTGTACTTTGTAGACTTCGGTGACTTGGGTACTGTTACCCTCACCAACGATGAGATTACCAACATTAGTGGTACTTTCTCTGCTTACCAATATCTTGTAAAAGGCAATAGCTCTTTTGAGCAAACCTTTAACTCAAGCCGTGAGAATGGTACTACCTTCTTCACGCAGACTTTGAATTTGACGTTGACCAAACTCACAAAGGAGGACAACAAAGAATTGAAGCTGCTTGCTTATGGAAGGCCTTATGTTGTGGTACAAGACTACAACGGCAACGCCTTTATGATGGGTCTGAATTACGGAGCCGAAGTAACAGGTGGAACGATTGTAACGGGTGCTGCTATGGGTGACCTATCGGGCTACACTTTGACAATGGAGGCACAGGAGCAACTTCCTGCCAACTTCATCGCAGGTGCTACTACTGCCAATCCTTTCGCAGGGCTTGCAGGTGCAACTGACACGATTGTTGTAGGTTCAAACTCGTAACCTACCGCAAGGCAGAATAGTTGAAGGGGCGTAAGCCCCTTTTCTATTTTCAAACAAATTCAAAATAAAAGGTTATTTAATTAAGATGCATATCCTTCAAGTATCAGCCTCGCCACAAGCCATTGTAATCATTCCACGCACATTCCCTGCGAGCGTTACGATTGCGCTGATTGATGAATCAACAAACACCACCGCAACACCTGCGGTTACTGCTGCCTCTGCTAATGGTTTTATGACCCTCACAGGCACGTTCAGCCTTGTCAACAATAGATTCTATGGCTTGAAGGTATTTGCATCGGGAAATCTAATATATCGGGACAGGGTATTCGTAACTTCACAAACTGATTTCGATAAATTTACGGTGAACCAAAACGTCTACACCGAAGAAACAAGCTACAACAATGAGTACATCATCATCTAAAATTCACGTTGTGAACTTCAGTTCCTATACCACACCTGTCATTAGAGAGGTGCAGGGCAAGGACTATATTGAATACGGAGAAAATAACGACTACTTTGGGTATTTGATTGACAGGTACAACGGATCACCCACCAACAACGCTATCCTCAACTCGTTGATGGATTTGACCTTTGGTAAGGGCTTGGATGCAACAGACTCTGCCAAGAAGCCGAGCGAGTACGCAGCGATGCGTGGCTTGTTCACCAAGTCTTGCTTGCAGAAGGTTGTTGCTGATTATGTGATGATGGGACAATGCAGTATGCAGGTTGTGTACTCCCAAGACCACAATATGATTGTAGAGGTGCAGCACATTCCCGTAGAGACGTTACGAGCCGCAAGGTGCAACGAAGATGGCGAGATTGAAGCGTACTACTACGCAAAGGATTGGAGAGAGGTAGCAAGCAGGAGGGAGACACCTGTTCGCATACCTGCATTTGGCAAGAGCAAAGAGGGCTTGGAGATTCTGTACATCAAACCTTACCGAGCAGGATTCTACTACTACTCCCCCGTTGACTATCAAGGAGGACTTCCATACGCAGAGCTTGAGGAGGAGATTGCCAACTACCACATCAACAACATTCAGAACGGCCTCTCGCCTTCGATGCTGATTAACTTCAACAACGGAGTCCCAAGTGAGGAGGAGCGCAGGAGCATTGAGCAACAGATAGCCACGAAGTTTAGCGGTAGTTCAAACTCGGGCAAGTTCATCCTTGCTTTTAACGACAACAAAGACCTCGCTGCAACGGTTGACCCTGTGCAGTTATCGGATGCTGCGGAGCAGTACCAATTCTTGAGTTCAGAGGCAACGCAGAAGATAATGGTTTCGCATCGTATTGTCAGCCCTATGCTATTGGGCATCAAGGACAATTCGGGATTAGGCAATAACGCTGATGAGCTGAAGACCGCTTCTACGCTTTTGGATAACCTTGTCATTCGCCCCAAGCAGGAGATTATTATTGACGGCATAGACCAAATCTTGGCCTACAACGACATCAGCCTAAACCTATACTTTAAGACACTCCAACCTTTGGAGTTCACCGAAACAGAGATAGAAGATGCAGAGGTTGTAGAAGAAGCAACAGGCGTTAAAACAGAAGATATTGAAACTGTACAAGTGAGCGAAGCCAACGAGGATTTAATCAAGAAGGATGCATCGTACAACGGAGCGCAGATTGCAAGCTCTTTGCAGATTATGCAGAGCGTAAAGGATGGCGTTCTAACGATTGACCAAGCCATCACGTTCTTGGTACAGATGCTTCAGTTCGACCCCGATGTAGCAAAGGGATTATTTTCTGGCAATGCTGCAAATATCATCTCACAGATGAAGGCGCAGAAGAAGGTAAAACTTGCAAAGAAAGATGACCGCCCCTTCTTGCGTGATGAGCTTGCGGCAGAGTTGCTGCTGAACATTGAGAGTCTTGGCGAAAGCGAGGAGGAGCTGATGCAGGACTTTGACCTAATCACGGCAGAGCTTGTTGAAGATGAGGGAGCAGAATACGATGTAGAGGCATACCTCAATTCACGCACCGACCTTGCAGCGCAGCAGGCAAGTGAGCAAGATACGGAGCGTTACAAGGTGCGATACTTCTATGCGGTAGGAACTAAAAAAGACCCAGAGGGTGAAAGCCGTTTGCTATGCCGCACCTTACTTTCTGCTAAAAGAGTTTATCGGATGGAGGATGTGGAAGCATTAAGTTCAAAAGGAGGAGCAGAGGCACAAGGTGAGCCGTATAGCGTATGGCTTTTCAAAGGCGGTGCAAATTGCCATCATCGTTGGGAGCGTAGAATCTACCGCAAGAAGCTAACTAAAGAGGGCAACATCTACGGAGGAGGCTCTTTGAACGGCACGGATATTATCAACGTGAACCAAGCCATTCGTATGGGCTTCCGACCTATGCAGAATGACCCCCTCGTTGCTATCGCCCCTATTGAAACACCAACAAGAGGATATAAAAATTAAGATATGGCAACGGCATTATTTATTAAACGAGAGGACTTGGTTCGCAACACCGCGATTGGCGGTAATGTGGACACGGACAAGTTCATTCAGTTCATCAAGATAGCACAGGAGATACACCTGCAAAACTATACGGGAACGAAACTCTACGACAAGATCAGCAACGACATCATCGCCAATACTCTTGCTAATCCTTACTTGGCGTTGGTGAATGACTACTTGCAGCCGATGTTGATTCACTACGCGATGGTGGAGTACTTGCCCTTCGCTGCTTATACCATCGGCAATGGTGGGGTGTTCAAGCACAACTCCGAGAATAGCACCACCGCAGAGAAGATAGAGGTGGACTATTTGGTAGGCAAGGCACGGGACTTGGCGCAGTATTATACAGATAGGTTCATCACATATATGAGCTACAACCAAGCCTCATTCCCCGAATACAACGCCAACAACAACGCTGATGTTTACCCTGATACTGACTCTAACTTTTCGAGTTGGGTTTTGTAGTTATCTTTAACAAAAAAAGCGTATGCAAGAAGAATGGAAAGAAGTCGTAGGCTTCGAAGGATTTTATGAGGTAAGCAACAAAGGCCGAGTTCGAAGTTTAGACAGAAGGGCTGAACGGCTTGGTAAGTTTGGGCAGCCATCCCACAATATGTACAAGTCAAAGCTTGTAACTATGTGGATAACAAATTTTGGTTATTTGCGTATAACACTAAATAAGGAGGGCAAGAAGTCAAACCATTTAGTTCATCGCCTCGTGGCAAATGCCTTTATACCAAACGTAGATAATAAAGAAACGGTTAATCATAAGAACGGGATAAAGGCTGATAATCAAATTGATAATTTAGAATGGGCAACAAGAAGCGAACAAACCAAACACGCTTGGGCAACGGGTCTGAATCGAGGCAAAACGGGGTGGAGGGGAAAATACGCACCTACACTCCGAAGCGTAGCAACATTGTGAAGTTAAAGAGTTATTTAGACAATGGGAGTTCAAGGCGATTGGGGACAAGGAGCAGCAAACAATGACATCTATTGGGGTCAAGCAGCAGCAACGAATAGTATCTCTTGGGGTATGGTTCAGCCATTGTCTTATGGTCATCCTACTACAAACTTATACGGCAACAACGAGCAAGGTGCTTGGCAGTTGATAGAAGAAATTTGGAATACTTGGTCAACAACTTGGAATAATTAGAAATGGGAACAACATTAACGGGGACAACCCCACAGGACACATACGACAGCCTTATTAAGGTTACGGACAACGGGCCAATCGGAGCAACGGCTAAATTCTTATCCGATGGATTGGGTAATGATTCGGTTCTTGCTTTGTCAACGAGCCGAGTAACCATTGGCGGAACTAATCCTTATGTTGGACTTTTAACAATATATGGCTCGGCAAGTTTAAGTGCGGGCTTCGGCCTTAGGAACTCCGCAGGAACTGCTGCGGGTTCTTTTTCTACTTACGCAGCAGGTAGCGGTGGTGGTTCTACTGATATATCAATCGGCTCTGCGGGTTTTCTTGAAATGAATACTGCGGGCGTTGAACGTATGCGTATCACCTCCACAGGCAACGTAGGCATCGGCACGGATGCGCCTGATACTTTGGTTACTTTGGGTTCTGCGGCTCGTACTGATAACACCGCAGGAATTAAAATCTTTAGAGGTGGTGGCACTGCCTCTTTCGTTACTTATGGATTTTCGGGTAACGCAGTTATCAATTCAGTAGGTGGTGACCTTGTTATTCAGCGTGAAAGCTCGGAGCGTGCCCGTTTCACTACCGCAGGTCTTTGCTTTAATGGTGACTTCGCAGCAGCCAACGCCCTTGATGACTACGAAGAAGGCACTTTTACTCCGACTTTTGCGGGTAGCACTACTAACCCAACGGTTACCTACGCTGTGCAAAGTGGTTTTTATACCAAAATAGGAAGGCAAGTAACTGTTACTTTTGAAGTCGGAACAACTGCAAATACAGGTGGGGTAGGTAGTTTACAAATGGCGGGACTTCCTTTTACTGTGGGTTCAAGAGTATATAACTGCGTAGCGACATACAACATTAACAACTCCACCGCAACCGCTATGAGCATTTTTGCGCAAGTCAATGCGGGCGGCACAAAGAGTGATTTTCTTGCAACGGGAGATAACACTACTTGGGCAGCAGTGAATTGGACTGATGCGACTAACGCATCAATTTATGTCAATGGTTCTTTCACCTACTTCGTATAACAACTAAAACTAAACAAAATGATTTAAGAAGTAATCTACATCAGCGAATTCAACGTCAAATTAGACGGAACTATTGCAGTCCGCAAAACCACAGACGTTACCAAAGACGGAGCCGTAATCGCTTCATCTTATTGGCGCGTGGTTCTTGCAGTAAACGACCCTGCTGCCGATGAGGTATTGGGAGTTGATGGCTACTACCGCACCCTTGCCAACGATGCTTGGGCAATGATTCCTGCACCTTTGGTGGTTGAGGAGCCTGTTGCTGCAGAAGGAGCGGAAGCGTAAATTAGCAGGGAATTACCCTACTGATGGAACACCTACAACAACGGCTTGATGCATTAAAGCAGCAAGAGGCGAATCTACTAATGCAATTAGATGAGGTTCGTGTCTTGGTATCTGCCTACGAGAACACCCTAAACAAAGATGACAAAGGAGTCGGCTGATAGCGTAATCACGTCTTGGTCTTTAACGGGAGCAGGACTTCTCGTAAGCTACGCCCACCAAATGTTGGGTTTAGCCGTACTTGTAACCTCACTTGCGTACACTCTTTGGAAGTGGCGAAGGGACTACAAGAAGGACAAAGGTGCTAATTGAGCGCATCTTCGGTAACCCGAAGACTACTCTACTTGGGCTGATTATTATCGGCCTTTGTTTTGTGCTTGTGTTTTACGAGAAGGCCACGCTCACGGAGGTGAGTGCATTTATGATGGGTGCATTCGCACTTATGTTTCTAAAAGACCCTAAAGATGGCGAAGCAACAGGCGGTAAGCCAAAGAATCAGTAAGAGCAAGAAGCGAGGCAAGCACTCTAAGAGTGCATCTGCCAACAAAGCGAGTAAGAACTACTCCAAGCCCTACAAGTCACAGGGTCGTTAAAATGTGCATTAAGGCGCACTTTACCTGTTAATGTACGTTTTAATGTACATTATGACTACAAATTGTGCAATTAAAGGCACATTAAGCAATATGCAAAAAGTGCAAAGTGTAAAGTCAAATGCGCATAATGTGTAAAACCCACAACTTTTGATATTAAAAACGTGACCAAGAACTTCACCCTCCAAGAACTGACTGCTACAAAAACAGGGCTTCCTAACGCTTTACCCAAGCACTTGGAACCCAACCTCCGTGCGCTTGCAGAAAACGTCTTACAACCCACAAGAGATGCATTAGGTGCGGTGAAAGTGACGAGTGCATACCGCAGCCCTGCGGTGAATAGCAAAGTAGGGGGAGCAAAGACATCGCAGCACGTACAAGCGCAAGCTGCTGACCTAAAGTTTGATGGAGGCAACGATGTGTTGTTCCATTGGATTAAGGACAATTTAGACTTTGACCAACTCATTTGGGAATTTGGCTCTGATACTGCGCCATCGTGGGTTCACGTTAGTTACTCAAGTACCAAGAACCGAAAACAAATCCTAAAAGCAGTAAAGCACAATGGCAAAACTAAATACCTCCTCTTTTGATGAATGGCTCAACTCCCTTGAAACTAAACCCCAACCGACTTGTAATGTGGACAATCCTGCTGACTGCGACTCTTGCGGTAGTTAGCAGTTGCGCTACTGTGAAACCCGTCCTTCAGAGTGTAGTTGTAAGGGACACGGTGATTGTCACCAAGACAAAGTACCTAACCGACACATTGGAACTCTACAAGGACACGACCATCTACCAAGACAAGGTAAGGCTTCAGCTTCAGTACATAGACCGAAAGGTATTGGTTGAGGCAACTTGCTTGCCCGATACCATCCGAGTAACACAAACCAAGATTCTAACGAAGGAGAAGAAGCAGAGGGGATGGACTCTTGAGGGAGGAGCAGTTTTGCTTATGCTTATTTTGGTGGGTGGCTATATCGTGAAGCGTTGGGTAGATAAACTAACCGAGTAATTATACCCTTTAAGATACATTAGGGGCGTTTTAAGAGACTTTATATGCGAAAGGGTATAGTTCTATACCTTGAGGTATTTGGGTGCGTTAGAACGCAACTTCTTTCTTTTTCTTTGTTAAGTTTCTTTTTCTTTAAGTTGTTTGGTAAAGTTAAGAGTTGACTAACTACTAACTAAAGTCAAGTTAATAGTTGATTAAGTTAAGTAAGTTAAGTTACTCAACTACTTAACTTGTAAAAAAAAAGGAATAAAATTGACATACGCAAGTACTTATGCTAATATGTAATGATTCTAAATAATGAATGACCACATCTACATTTATTGGGATGATGTACCTTTGGCTAATGACACCAAAGTACTACATCGGCAAGACGTTGAAGATAGAGGCGAAGGATGTTGTGATGGACTTCCAACCTGATAATTACAATCTTGGAACTGCCCTCACCTACCTAATGAGAGCAGGCAAGAAACCGCACAACCCTATCTGCGATGACATCCGAAAGGCCATCGCTCACCTAAATTTTGAACTTGAACGCCAAGATGAGCAGCAAACCATTAGCGCAACAAGCGAAGGAAGCCAAACAACAACAGGAAAATATGCAGTACTATACTAACCCTGCCAAACGCAGGAAGATAGACTTTATCCTTGAGGAGTGCGCTACGCTGATGTCTAACTGCGAAGCCTCATACCAAGCTCGCCAACAGGCGAAGTACAAAGAACAAGAGCTACTGGGTGAGATAGCCAAGATAGACCTGCACTTCGCCATTCAATGCGGCTATCTGATACCCGACAACTGAAAACGTACAAGGTCGTAGTCGGCAAAGTGCCAAGCCTAAACGCCTTCTACGCATCCAAGCATTGGACAGTTCGTGCAAAGGCAAAGACCAAACATTGCGATGAGGTGATGCTGCAACTATCAGAGTATGATCTTGAGCAGATAACGGATGTGCAAATCCATTGCAAGGTCAACTACCGATACGATATTGACAATGCAATTATGGCGGTGAAGTTTGCCCTTGACACATTTAAGACTTGGGGTGGTGTGAAGGATGATAGCCGCAAGTATGTGCATTCCTTAAAGTTGGTACACGATACTACAATTCCCAAAGACACGGCAGAAATTATTTTTAGTGGTGTGTTGGTATTAGAATAAGTTGTATATTTGTCTGAACATAAACCAATCAGTATGTCACGCTTTCTAACTACCACGCACAAAATCAACGACTACAATTTCCTCTTGACCTATATGGGCAAAGAAGTAGAGGGCGTTTGTAAGTGGTATATTCGCTCTAACGAGTTTAACTTGGAGGAGTACACCGATTCTCTTTGGGCTACCAAAGGCGAAGCACTTGAAGCAGCATACGCATCAACTTTATAAAACCAATCAAGTTATGACTTTATCTTTCAGTTCAGACGTTTACACCGAGATGGTGCAAGTGCAACAAGCACAAATCCAAGCACTACAAAACAAGGTACAAGAGCTTGAAGCTCGTATTGAGGTTTTGCAGCAGCAATCAATTTTATTTATCTAAAACCAATCTATACTATGCCTAAAATTATTTCTATCACTCCCACAGGTATGTGGCAGGATTTACACAAACTTGAAATCAGATTTGATTCAGGGGATTTTGGAACTGCCTTTGCCAAGTCACAGATTCCACCCTATGCCGTAGGCGAAGACGTGGAGTACACCAAGAACGAAAAGGGTACGGTGAAAATCCAACGCGCCAATGCTTTTGGCGGTGGTGGCTATACCCAATCAGCTCCATCTGCGCCTAAAAATAACGATGAGCGCTCACTTTCAATCATCCGACAGGTTGCTCTAAAGGCTGCGGTTGAGTACGCTTGTGCTGCACAACACGATGTCAACACCATCCTTGCCAACGCAGAGACCTTTAACGCTTGGATGACAGGGCAGAGTGCTGCTCCTGCCTCACACACCGAGCATTTTGCAAATCGCAACGACCCTTTCTGATTGGTTTTTAATAGGTCGTTGTGTGAAGCCCCTCTACGGAGGGGTTTTTTTATGTCAACTATTTTGTTATATTTGCTAACCAATCAGAATCAATGATACACCCCGACCTACTATCTAACGAGTCTTCGTTACCATACCTCCAACGCGCCCTCAAGGGCAAGTACTATGACACGGGCAAGCTCGGTGTTTATGAAGTAGATCAGTACCTGCGCCTTAAAGACGGTGAGTTTGTCGTAGTGGTAGGTCACGCCAACGTAGGCAAGACCCACACGCTGCTTTATCTGATGCTTTTGCAATCGTATAACTTTGGCAAGAAGTGGCTCATCTATTCTGCCGAGAACGAAGTGCCAAGCCTAAAGCGAAAGCTGATTGAGTTCTTGGTATGCAAACCCATACAGGGAATTGATGAGGGGATGATGTACCGCAAGTTGGACTTCATTAACGAATATTTTCAATTTATTGACGGCAATCGCCTTTTTACCGCCTTTGAACTTCTTGAGGTTATGAACTCCATCAAGAACGAATGGAACTATACAGGTGCTTTGATAGACCCATACAACTCCCTGTCAACAGACCAAAAGAAATTAGGCAAGACAGGGATGCACGAGTATCACTACGAGGTAGCCTCTGCCCTTCGGGTGTTTGCACATCACAACAACGTCACCACAATTGTAAATGCTCACCCTGTAACCGAAGCAATGCGCAAGGTCTACTACAAAGGCCACCAGTACGAGGGGATGCCAATGCCACCAAATGCGGCAGATGTTGAAGGGGGGGGCAAGTGGATGTCTCGCAGCGACAATTTTATTGTGATTCACCGTTTTGCGGCTCACCCTCAAGATTGGATATACACCCACATCCACGTTCGGAAGGTCAAGGAAATGGAATCGGGTGGCCGCATCACGCCCCTTGAAACTCCGCTTGTTTTACAGAGCGTATTAGGTAATGTAGGGTTTGTCATAAACGGGCGTAACTTGCTGCCAATTAAAATGGATGAAACACCTGCAAGCGATGTACCCTTCTGATGACTCACACGACCTTTACATAAGGGAGAAGCAGTTGATGCTTGCAGGTACTGCGATGTGGTTGGCGCAGCAAGCAGCAGACAAAGCAAAAGGCAGAGAGGTA